CCGTATTTACACTCATAGATACGGGTATAGTCGGGCGCACTGGGTATAGGTGGGACTGCCACCGGGCGACCCTGTACAGTAATTCTAAATAGAAACACCCATCTCCGGTTCACGCTGCCACCATTACACTTGGAACCGACCTTTAAATGTGCAATGGCCGATCGTAAAACCTACCATACATCCACCAGTGAGGCGGCCTTTAACAATAAAGACCGCCTAGACACCAGTTTCGGTATATAATGAAGATATTGAGCACTAGCCTCAACTATCTTATCGACCCAGTCGTCAAAAATTTCTGGGTCATGAATACTCAACTCCAACAAAGCTAGGTCAACATTGGATTTTTGAGTTATTTCGGCGCCAGGCCCAGCCTGGTACCAGAAAGGTATCTCCAACACAACATTCAATTCTAAAGGGGCTACGAACCTATTTAACACCGGTTCCCACCTAAAACCCCGTTTAAGAAATGAACACTCCTCTAACGTCTTCCACTCCGGCATAACTGAGATCTTATCAGCCGTTGTGTAAACGAGACCGTACTGTTTTAACTGGTCAGCCAATGTTCTTTGATTGAACCACGAACAAACGCGATCCGAAATGTTCAGCACATTGTCGTCACCGTGGACCGCAACAAACACCTCATCATCAAACTCCTGGATCCCATGCCTCCCACACGGGTGCAGATCAGCAAAAGCCATCCTCATCGCTATCATAATATACAAGCTATTTACAATAAATGTTAAAGGATTTCCACTAGGCAAACTATTCCACCATAGGTATATGATATCATAAAATATATGTGCTGATTGGAGGATTTCATAAAACAAAATCTCTCTCACCAAACGATTACTCTTTCCATCAGCATACAATCTCGAAATTAAGTCACAAATTGCAACTAAAACTTGACACATCTCAGAGCCATCCAAACACTTAATATCACCATCAAAAGCTTTCTTCCCCCTACTCTGTAAATCCCGGGCTAATAAATCCCAGGAAGGAGAGTAAGAATTCAATCCCCCAGTAATGCCTGTTTCCATATGCCTTGTCGACATGCGTACACAAAAGTCGTAGAAAAACATTCTAAAAGCTATCTGCAAGTCTAATGGACAGGCTGATATAAGCCTAGTCATCCCTTTATGCACCTTCTCATGTTTCCGTCTCTCATCCTTCAAATGATCCACATAAACATGCGGCAACCGAATCCCTTCTCGGGCCTTATCTATCATGTTAACGACCACCTTCTCTAACTCTTTAGCTTGGGGTCTCTCAAAATCTATTTCATCACCTTTTCCAAACCACCATTCCTTTCCAGAATAACCAGGAGGGCTATCCAAACACCATGGGTATCCAGCAGATGTCTGCATATTTATCTTCTCACAATATTCAATCTCACAATCGCCCGACACAGCTTTCTTAAAATCGAAAACTTCCAACGGTTTTGTTCCTTCCTTAAATATTGTACTATGCAAACCGGAGTAAAGGTGTTGCGCAGCAATATCCACTACCTCTTGATCTAGTAATTGGGAATTTTGACAATACTTTTCAGTCGCATTCTTCCTAGGATCAATATATACACCATCCTCTTCAAAAGGATGTAACTTCGCTGGAGCTGTTAGTGGCTCCATCCAAGTACCATACAGGCGAGATCTCCGCAATTTAGTTTTAGTGCTATGATGCACCGCCCGATTAACTTTACCGACTGGCAAAAAATTGCCAGTAAATGGAAAATCAGACATCTGTGCCACACACATATCGTTATAGTCAGCTATAATAGAATCGTCCCTAACCAAAGTCAGGGCTTCTTCCAAATCTTCAGCCGTCACAGCAGCCGAAATACCCATACCGCGATTATCACCAGCTACATGTATGCCTATCAATTTTCGTGGTATACTAGGATTCTGGATCATCAGCACAGAACCACAGTCTCCTCGCTTCGTCATAAATTGATAACGAAACCCACTCGAAATCCGCCACGAATGCGGCATATCTTCATATCTCGATGCTGGTGCAGTGGATACTGGTGTATCCATAACCTTCGCACAACGCCCCATAGAAGCGTTGATGCCACCATCACTACGCGGCGTTACTAACTTTACATCCAAATCCAGAGGTTTATCCATCTGACTCCTTGTCACGAATTTCTCTGTGATATCAGGATGCATGTGAAACGACTTTGGTAATAAAAATATACATAAGTCCCTACTCTTCAACCACTCATTCTGTTGGCAAGCCAATATATTTGCCACTGGTAAAGCTATCCCACTTGGGTAGAAATTGCTCCTAAGAACCAGATTCTTCTTAATCGTACCCTCCTCACTCTGTTGCTTTACGGAGTGCACAAAATGTTTGGGTATAAGAGCTATTCGACCTTTTAACACCAAAACAATTCCTCTCGACTCATCATCAGCGGAAAAATGTAAAGTATACATGTTTTTCTTGGCCATAGCTACAGCAATATCCTCAGCTTGTTGGTCAAACCCTCCTTGTGGTCCATACGAGTGCTCACCACCCGCCATCTTTGGACCTTTCATGTGTACAGGGGCCATTGGCCCAAAAGCTTTATTCTTCTTATGGTCACCTTTCTTCTGGTGACCTTTCTGTTTTGCACCAACAAATTTACTTTCAGGTTCATAAGGCGTATCGAGCATAACTTTCAATTCCTCAAGCATATCAACCTTGCGGTTTAACATCTCTTCTAACTTGGCCCGAGCTTTCTTTCTGACTTCTGGGTACTTCTCACCCAAACCGTCATCAATTAGCGTAATCCAATACAGTGACTCAGCGCTGTTAAAGCTATAATCAGATTCTTCATACTTGTCGAATCCAAGCTCCTCAAGATCCTTCTTCGTCATATTCACTTTCTTAGGATACTTCACTAGTGGGAAAAACCACCATTTCACCCAACGTGTAGCCATAACACT